TCACGCGGTCCTCGGAGCACTCGACGTAGACGGCGTCGTGAACCTGCGCGAGCAGGACCGCCGAGGGATCGGCGTCAGCGAGGCGGCGATCAAGCTCCACGAGGCGCAGCGATACTAGATCAGCCGCGCCCGACTGGATCGGGAAGTTGTAGGCCACGGTCGCGTCGATCTCGCCGAGCGGGAAGATCCGCCGCCGGCCGAGGATGGGGCTGCGGACCTCGCGCGCGTGCTGCACGGTCTGTAGCTGTTGGTCACGCCAGCGCGGCACGCCCGGGAAGGCCTGGAAGTAGGCGGCCACGGTGGCCTCGACGAGGCGCGTGGTCAGCGGCGGGCCTGAGTAGCCGCCGTCATAGATCGCCGCGAGGATGGTCGCTGCGCCCGCACCGTAGTTGAGGCCGTAGACCACGCGCTTCGCCACGTCGCGCAGGGCCTTGCGCGCCGGCTTGTCCGCGTCGAGGAAGGTCCGCCCGAACGTCATGCTGGCGACGTAGCTGTGCGGGTCAGCCTCGGGGTTGAGCTTGTCGGACTCGTCGGCGTTCATGCAGCGCCGGATCAGGTCAGGGTCGCCCGACAGGCTCGCCATGATCCGCATTTCAAGCTGGCTGTAGTCGGCTCCGACGATCACGCGGCCTGCCGGCGCGACGATGGCCGAGCGGAGGTTCGTCGCCTGATCGACCCCGTCGCCCTTGGGCCAGTTCTGGAAGTTGGGGCTCGACGACCAGCGGCCCGTCACCGTGCCGTGGACCTTCCATTGAGGGTGGATCCGCCCGTCCGGTCCAGGCTCGAGGCCCGCCCCGCGGACGTAGTGGCTCAGGGCGTACTCGTACTTGCGCCAGCGCAAGAGGTGCTGGACGAAGGGGTGCCGGTCGCTCATGCGCGCCAGAACCTCCTTGGACGCGCTGGGCTGGCCCGTGGCCGTCCGCTCGGTGACCGGCAGGCGGATGGGGCCTGCGGGGTCGAAGAGCACCTCGGCAAGCTGCGGCCCCCGCGGCGTGAAGTCAGGCAGGCCCACGAGGCTCCGCATTTCCGAAAGCTCGGCGTCCATGACCTTGAGGCAGGACGACTCGATCTCAGCGAAGCGCGCCTTGCTGATCGGCAGGCCTGCGTGCTCCATGCGGACGGCGATCCCTTGCATGGCGAGGTCGAGGTCGTGGACGCGCTCGAGGTGCTCGGTCGCGAGCCGGCCGCGTGAGCCCTTGGGCCCGCGCATGATCTCGTCCAGCAGCGCCGTCGCCCGCGTGTCCCGAGCGTTGTACAGGGCGAGGTCTTCCAGGCTCTCATAGCCCGAGAGGTCGTCCTCGGTCCCGTCCGCGATCTTGTGGCTGCCGCCCTTCCAGGCCGGCGCGTCGAGTAGCTCGTGCGCGCAGAACCCCAGGCCCTGCTCCTCGTCAGGGTAGAGCGCGTGGTGCTCCAGCAGCGTGTCGCCGACCACGCCCTCTACGTCGATGCCCCAGAGGCGCAGGATCACCAGCCGGTCGAAGGTGCCGTTGTGGAAGACCTTGCCCCGGCCCGGGTCCGCCAGGAAGCCGTGGATCTCGTCGAGCAGCGGGCTCGGCGTGTTCCAGTCGGCGGGCAAGTCGCGCGTGTCCACCACGAGCGCCTCGGGCTGCGAGGCGCACGCAAAGCCGATCACGGTGATCTTCGAGCAGGACCAGGGCCCGCCCATCGCGTTGGTTTCAATGTCCACGGCCACGTCGCGGTCGGCCCCAGCGAACCACGCGCGAACCTCGAGCGGGCTCTTCGTGAGCTTGGCTGCGGCTTGGAAGCGCACGTCACGCTTGGTCAGCGCATGGGCCTTGGCGAGGTGATCGACGCAGGCTCGCGCGGCGTACTGGCCGGCGATGTACTTGCCGGCCTCCTTGGCCGAGCGCAGGCAGTAGCTCGGGTGGTAGGTGGGCACGAGGTACTTGACCCCGAACTCGTCCAGGCGGCTCGGGAGGCTCGCCGTGTCGAAGACCGCCCCAGCCACGCCCTCGCGGCCCACGAGCGAGTAGCGCGCCCCGAAGGTCGTGTAGGCCTCCTCGCGCCGCTTCTTGCCGCCGCAGGTCGGGCACTTCATCGCGCGAGGCTGGAGGCGGCTGATCGCTTGGCCGCACGCAGGACAGGCCCCGCCGTGCTGAGCCTTGAGCGCCTCGGCCTCGGCCTTCGGATCCGTCGAGGTCAGCAGGCCGTACCACGAGCACGAACCGTTGGCGCACACGAGGCAGGGCTGCCGGTACTTGCGGTTCTCGGGGTCGCAGTTCACGTCGTTGCAGGGGTTCTGGATGAGCCGGGTCTTGTGCTCCTCGTGGCCGGTCAGGGCGATGAGCGCGCCGGGACCGAGCGCCACGATCACGCGCGGCTGCGCGGCCTTGATCTCCGCTTCGAGGCGGGGCAGGCACGAGTAGATCGCCATCGGGAAGCGGTCGTGCAGGCCGCCCTTGCCCGGCGTCTTGACCTCGTTGTCCTCATAGCGCGGAGGCAGGCCGAGCGTGGCGTTGGTCACCCAGCACGTTTCGCGATCGACGCCCGCGGTCTTGAGCAGCGCGTCGAGCAGCCGTCCCGCAGGCCCGACGAAGGGCCGCTTGTGGCTTAGCTCGACCGAGCCCGGCCCCTCGCCCACGAGCATGAGCCCGCCCGGCTTCCAGTCCGAAGGTCGCTCGCCTTGCACGGTCCCGCGGGCGCAGGCCGAGCGAAGCTCACAGCGCGCACACTCAGCGTGCTGCTTGTCAAAGCCCGATCGGAGTGTCTCCCTGCTCACGGCTCACCTTGGACGTGCAGCCACACCAGGGCCGCGATCAGAACCACCACCAGCGCACCGAACAAAGCCACAGCCGCCCGCCTTTCGTCTTCGTGTTGTCGTCGGATCATCGCTCCCCGGGAATGTTCTCTAGGTCACACCGACGAACGGTGCGGTGGACGTAACCGATCTCAGGCTCACCCGCCTCGCGAGCAAACACGTTGACGAGGGCGTCTGAACCCAGCGGCACGCGAACCCTCGCAGAGCCCCGCACGAAGTCGATCTCCAACACCTCGACCTCGACCGGCTCACCAAGCCCAGAGCTTGGCCGGTACAGCATCTTCATCGCTTCGCACGCTCCATCCGTTCAAGCGCATCCTGCTCAGTCCGAGCCCGCAGCCACTCAACCTCGGCCCGCAGCCGCTCGACCTCGGCCCGCGCTTCGTCGCGCTCCTCCAGCGTCCGCAGTACGTCGGCGAGCCCGCAGACGTACTCCTGCCCGCGAGCGTGGCGCTGCCGCATCGCCTCGACCCATCGGGCTTCGTCCTCTCGATGTGGATCCCAGGTCATCGGCGTGCCTCATAGGGCGCTCCGCGAACCGTCCAGCCGAGCGTGCTCATCTTCTCGACCCACAAGTCGGCCCTCGGGCCGCAGTAGACGAGAGCTTGGTGGAAGGGTGCGCCCTGCTCCTGGCCGTCGTGCGTGACCCGGCCGCGCAGGAAGGTCACCGCTTGGCAGCGGCTGACCTCGTCCTGCCACCACGCCCCAGCGGTGCGGACGGGCAGGAAGAGCACGGCCTCGTCGGCCTCGAGGCGGGCCTTTTCGACCCAGGGCTCCTTCGGGAGCAGCGAGTAGGGCGGGTTGACGAACACGAGGCCCATACCGCTCCAGTCGAAGTCGAGCCCCGAGGCCCAGAGCACAAGCTGGCCGCCGCAGTCCTGCTCGGCGGGCGCGGGCTGGCTCGGGTCGGTCCAGTAGCGCGGCAAGAGCACCACCGACTCAGCCGGGACCGTGCTCGCGGGGTGCGAGCAGGGATCGAAGCCGATGGGCCCCAGAGCCGCGACGATGGGCTCATAGACCTCGCCCGGCGTACAGACCTCGTCGTTCTTCGTGAACGTGTGCTCGCTTCGTCCCATCTGTGCCTCCATCCATACAACCGCATGACGACCTGACCGTGTGCGTCGGCGTCTGCCCGAATCCGCAACGCGGTCACGCAACACAAGCTCCCGAATCCGCGCGGACGCAGTTTGGTGCCGCATCGAGCACGCGACCTCAACCTCGTCACAAGTCGCACCTTGATCACACATCGCGATGTACGCGAAGACGCGCGCACGCAGCGCGTCTGCGCTGGCTGTCATGCTCTCGGCGGCCTCCGCGCTCGTGTCGGAGCCCGCAACGTAGCCCGGCGTGTTGGGGTAGTGGTCGTCCATCGTTCAACTTCGTGCGCCCCGTGGGAGCCTCGATGCGTGGGAAAGGACAGTACCCAGCGTCGAGGCCCCCACGGGACGCACCGGCCTAGTGCGAGGCCGGCGCGACCCTTGTGGCTACGTCGTGATGAGCTTGGGCTTGGGCGTCGAGGCCGGTGCCTGGAAGAACTCCACGTCGAAGCCGTGCGCGAAGAGCAGCACCCGCGGCGTGGGGTTGGTCAAGAGGGCCGTGACCGTGGCGTGGTGCAGCGCCTGCTCGATGCTCGTGCAGGCCCCGAAGTCCTTGGGGACGCGGATCACGCCCTCGGCTCCGGTCTTGCGGTGCTTGAGCTTCACGCCCCACTCGGGGTGGGCCTTGCGCTTGTCGGGGTGCGTGGCGTCGTCGATCACCGCGCCGAGCGCCTCCTGCTGGTGCAGGGTGGCGACGGCCGTGGCGACGAGGTCCGCCGCGGGCGGTGCGGCCGAGGAGAAGGCCGACACGAGCCCAGCGAGCATCGCAGCGACCTCCTGCTGAGCCTGGGCCTGCATGGCCGTAAGCTCTTCCTCGGTCGGACCACCCGTTCCCGGCCCGACCGGGCGAAGGTGGCCGGGGGCGCGAGCCGAGGGGGGCTTGCCCTTGCCGCTCACGTCGCGCTCGCGGGACGCGGACGGCGCGGGGTGCGCTGAGTCTCGGGCAGCGACAACTGCTGCTCGGGCTGCGCGGGCGTGGGCGCGGCCTGCGCGGGGCGCAGGACCGTCGTCGTGCTCACGGTCGGCTGCGCCACGGGCTCGTCGAGCGGGCTCTGGCGCTCGTCGGAGAAGTCGTTGTTGACCTTCCCCTGGTACTCGCGCTGCTTGACGGTGTAGCGGACCACGCGCTCGATGAGGTCGTCGGGGTCGAAGGCCAGGATCTCCTTGCCATCGGGCCCGAACTCGCCCGTGGGCTGCCGCTTGATGCGGAGGGCGTCGATCAGCCGGTCGAGCTTCCACGTCGAGTTGGGCAGCAGCGAGTACCACACCGTGGCCCGCTTGCCGGCGTACTCACCGTCCATGACCTCGCAGACCAACTGGATCTGCTGGTTGCCCTTGCTGCTGGTCTTCTGCTCCGCGCTCTTGATCAGCAGGTCGTACTGACCCTCGGGCAGGGGCTGCCACCCGCCGCCGCCGCCGTTGTCCGAGCCCTTGGTGTAGTGGATCATCGCCATGTTTCGTTCTCCGTTCCGTGTCGTGCTGGTTGGTTAGGGTCAAGAAAGACCCAGGTGCGTCTGCACCTGGGCGAAGGTGAAGTTGTCGATCTGCGCCGGGAAGGCCGCGAAGCGCGAGCGGGCCACCCAATAGGAGTGCTTGCGGAAGTGCGCGCGGAAGCGCGGTGCCTCGGGCTTGCTGCCGGGAAGCTCCTCACAGTAGGCGATCACGTCGCAGGCCGAGGGGAGCTTCTCGGCCGTCGAGCCGATGAGGTTGGGCCCGCCCAGCGTCGTGCCGCCCTCGGACTCGGTGACCTTGGCGAGGCTGGTGTAGACGACGTGAACGTCGAGGTTGCGGAGCCGGCTGTGCAGCGTTCGCAGGAAGCTGCTGATCAGCCCCCAGCCCTGCTGATCCATCTTCCGCGCGCCGTTCTGGCTCACGTCCTCGACGAGCATATCGCCGAGGTGCGTGAGCGACTCGACGACGATGGTCTGCCAGGGGAAGGCCGCGTCAGCGCCAGCGTCGTCGCCCTTCTGGACGCACGCCCGCATGACGGCGTGGCGCTTCTCAAGGTCGGTCAGGATCTCGTTGAGGTGCTGCCTGACCGGCACCACCGCGCCGTCCTTGCGCTTGCCCAGGCGGACGAAGGGCAGCCCCCGCCCGCGCAGGGTCAACTCCGAGCCCTCGTTGGCCGGCACGAGGAAGAGGGGCTCGGGGAAGCTCGAGGCGATGGTGGTCTTGCCCGCTCCGGTCTGACCGTAGAGGAACCACACCGTCCAGGGGGTCGTGATCTCGTTCGTGTTCTGAAGTTCCAGCATTGTTCGTTTCGTCCTTTCACTCGTCTTCGGCCACGGGGGTAGCCTTGCGGTCGAAGCCGATGGGCGGCTCCTCGCGGGCGATCTGCGCGACGGTCGCCTCGGGCCTGCCGTGGCACAGATCGAAGAAGTCGCAGGTGCCGAAGTAGCGCACCGGCCCGGTGCAGTTCCCGAGCGCCTTGGGCCAGCCGCGGGCCTCGAACACGGGCACCAGGGCGTTCCAGTCGCGCAGGCTCTGCTCGAAAGCGTCGAGGTGCGCCTTGGAGGGGTAGACCTCGACGCGCTCGTGCTTGGGCGTCACGGCCTTGGTCGTGATGTTGATCCTGACGCCGCCGATGCGCGGGTAGCTCTTGGCGTCCACGCAGCGGTGGTAGAGCCAGACCTGCCCCAGGATCTGCATATCCATCTGGTAGCCGCTCAGCAGGTCGGGCGTGATGGCGCGGGCCGTCTTGTGCTCAACGATCCACAGCCGATCGTCGGCCTCGTCATGCACCACGAGGTCGAGCCGAGCGGAGTAGCTCAGCCCCGGCTCGCGGTGCGTGAGAGTCTCCTCGACGGCGAGCGCGCGCCACCGATCGTGGTGGCGGTAGCGTTCGAGGTAGCTCCCGACCATGCGCTCGACGGCCGGGTAGGTTTCCTCGTAGCCGGGCTCGGAGGCCAGGGCCTGGATCGCCTCCCAGGCCGCCTTCTCCTCGCCCGAGCGGTAGTAGGCCTCGAGCGCGTGGTGGAAGAGCCAGCCCACGGTCAGCGCCTCGCTGCGGCGCTGCGTCCGCAGACCCGCGACGTGCGTCAGGGCGTGCTCGCGCGGGCAGCGCCGCATGGTCTTGTAGTAGGTCGAGCCCGCGGCAGACGCGCCCGCGTCGAGCACGCCGAGCACGACCTCAGCGGGCCGACGCTTGCTCGTGTCGATGCTGGGCGCACCGGGCAGACGGATCAGCCTCACGAACGGCCCCGGTTGCGCGTAGCGGGCTGACGCAGGCCGTTGCGGCTCGGGGTGCTCGTCCTCGGCGGGACGTAACCCGAGCCGCCTCGTCGGAGCACCTTGTCGAGCAAGTCCTCAAGCGAGATCACGGTCACGTCGGGATCCGGCGTGCGGGCCTCGCGTCGTGCCGCAGTCGCGTTCGCGAGCCGCTGCGCGGTGACCGCGTCGGCGGTGTAGTCCGGCTCTTCGCGCTCAGCATCGTAGCGGGCCTTGTGCTTGGCCGGGACGTTGGGCAGGCGCGGCAGGCGCGGCGAGCCGACCTCGGGCTGCGGGATGCGGGCCGCAAGCTCATGGTGGATCGGGATCACGAGCGCGAGCGCGTCCTCCAAGTCCACAAAGCCCTGACCAACCCCGAGCCAGAGCATGTTGAGGGCGAAGAGCAGCGTGCCGGTGTCGAGCGAGGCGAAGAGCAGGTCGCGCTCCTCGGCCGGCGTGTCGTACATCATGTTGATCGGGTAGGGCGGTTCCTTGGACGTGTTCGTCATGGTTCGTTCCTTTCGTCGTCGTTGTCGTCGTCGCCGCCGCCGATGAAGGACGGCGCGAAGGTGTCGGACGCATCGAAGCGAGCCTGCTCGCCGTCCACCACGTCATAGCCGGGCAGGCCGTCGCGGTTGGCCTTGCGGTGGCAGGCGTCCGAGCAGACCAGCGGGTGGTGCAGGCTGTACAGGCCGTCAGCGCCAGGGATGGGCTCGGCCTTGGCGAGGCCGAGCACGGCGAACTCGTCGCGCAGCAGCGCCGTCACGACCTGGGACGGCAGGCGCGCGTCGAGACTGACGGGCTTCTTACAGGCCGAGCAGACGAAGGTGTGGTGCTTGAGCGGCATGGATCAGAACTCCTGCGAGTAGCCGGCGATCAGCCGCGCTGCCTCGTCTTCGATGCTCGTTCCGGTGAAGCCAGCGAGGCCAAGCTGCTCCGCAGCGTCCGCGGCCGTCCGGTCACCCAAGGTCGAGGCGATGCGCTGGGCCTTGGTGATCAGGGTGCGCGCGAGGAGCGTGTCGAAGCTATCCGTGAGCATCATCCAAGTGCTGACGCACGCTCGGCGCTGGCCGATACGGTGGACGCGCGCCTCGGCCTGGAGCACGTCAGCGGGCCGCCAGGACAGGTCGTGCAGGACCACCGAGCGGGCGCGGTGCAGGGTCACACCCTCGCGCATCGCGCCGTAGGTCGCGATCACCGCCATGCGCTCGCCAGCCTGGAAGCGGCTGACCATTTCGTCGCGCACGGCCTGCGGCACGTCACCCGTGGCGACGAAGGCCTGGGGCTCGAGGCCGTCGATCAGCGCACGGCCAAGTTGCTCGGCCGTGGCGCGCTCGTGGACGAAGCACACCACGGCCTCGCCCTGCGCGATGAGGCTGCGGAGGTGCTCGGCGGTCGCGCGCATCTTCAGCCGGCTCGTGATCTTCGAGAGCCGAGCGAGAGCCCGCAGAACGTCTGCGCCGAACGCGCCGCGGTCAAGCGCGTCGAGAATGGCGCTGAGGCCGCCCACGCTGTCGATCAGGTCGCGCTCCTCGGCGCGCAGCGTCGGATCGTCCTGATCGACGGTGTACGCCTGCCGGCTTAGCTCGGGCAGGTCCAGGCTGGCCTCGTCCACCGTGCGGCGCAGGTAGCGGCGCGAAAGCCGCTCGCGAAGCTCGTCTTGGTTGGTCGGCATGATGCCGTCCTGCCAGCCGTGGCCGTCATGGAACGCCCCGCAGTACCGCTGCCGGAACTCGATGGGGCTGCCCCACGAGCGCGGCCCGTCGAGCACGCTCAGCAGCGACCATAGCTCCGAGGGCCGGTTCAAGAGGGGCGTGCCGCTGAGCAGGATCCTGCACGTCGCCGAGCCCGCGGCGACCGACGCACCCTTGGCGCGCTGGCTCTTGCCGTTCTTGATCCAATGCGCCTCGTCAACGATGGCGACGACGGGCCGACCTCGCGCGTTGGTCACGAGGCGGGACGCCCAATCGGCCGCGATCTCATAGTGGACGAACCACCATGAGGCCTCGGTCGGCCGGAACGAGGCGTCCATTGGGTTGCGCGAGCGAACGGCACAGAACTCCTCGGGCCTGCTGATCGCCCCGAGGGCCAGAAGCTCACGCAGCCACACGTCGCGCGTGAAGCCCGGCGCGATGATGAGCCGCGCCGAGTGCGGGCTCTCAGCCTGCGCGAGCCGCTCAGCGGCGACGATGGCCGTGGTGGTCTTGCCCAGGCCCATCTGATCGGCGCAGATCCCGCCGCCGCGCGTCACGAGGAACTCGACCCCGGCCCCTTGGTGGCTGTAGAGCGGCCGGTGCGGACGCCACGTCGTCGAGGGCTGGCTGGGCTCCGTCCAGCCGAGCGGGGCCATGCTGACCGCACGACGCCACAGGTCAGAGGCCCACAGGCTCTGGCTCACGTCAGCCGAACGGTACGGCATGTTGACGTAGGCCCCAGGCATCCCACCGAGAGCCTGCGCGAGGTGGACGACCTGGGCGTCGTCGGCTTCAAGCCAACGAAGGGTCGCCCAGCCTCGGCTGGAGGTTGTCACCGTCAAGGGCATCGATCGTTCTCGTCGTCGTGCCCGCTGGAGGCGTGAACCCCTCAGCAGGTAGACGAGTTCTAACGGATGCCCTGGACGGTGTCAACTACTAAGTGTCACGGCCCGTGATCGTCACGGCGCAGCGACGGCTTCGGCCTCGACGACCTCGCCGTCGTGGGCCTCGGCTTCGACCTCAGCCTCGACGGGCTCACCGGACGCCGGGCCAGCGAAGCCGTCCTCGGCGAGGTAGGTCAGCGTCAGGTCCAGCACCTGCTTGGCGTAGCTGGGGTTGCTCCGAGCCACGGGGAGCTTCTCGAGCAGCGCCTCAAGCGTGGCGCGCGGGTGCTCGCGCACCTGCGAGAGCAGCGCCGGGACCATATCGAAGGTCACGAGGTGTTCGAGGTGGCTCGTGAGCATCACGGCGACCTTGTCCGCGGGCGGTGCGGGCTCGGCGTGCAAGGCGCGCAGGATCGCGCGCCACTCGTTGGTCTGGAACTCACCGGGGAGCAGCGAGAAGAGCACCTCGAGGTTCTGCGGCACCTTGGGCTGCTGCGGTGCGGGCCGCTTGGCGGTCGGCGCGGCCTGCTGCGGAGCCTGCGGGGGCGCGGCTTCGTCGAGGGTCGAGTAGGCCGCGAGCGCGCCCGAGGGCCGCGGCGGGATGGGCTGCTGACCGGGCAGCCCGCCCGGCTGCTGCGTGTAGGCCTGGGCGACCTGCACCACGCCGCCGAGCGCCTCCTTGATCATCGGCAGGTACCAGGGCTCTTCCTTGCCACCGGCCGAGGCGAACGCTTCGATGAGTTGGGCCATCATGGCGACCGAGTTGAGGTTGTTCTCGGCCATCGCCTGGAACAGACCCGCCTGCGCCTCGGGGCCGCGGCTCTTCATGTTCTCGCTGATCAGCGGCATCACGAGCGGGCCGAGCGTCGTGATGAGCTTCTCCACGTCGCTGGTCTTGTTCGACTGCCCGAGCGTGGCCTGCATGAGCGATTGGAGGCCCTGCTGCTGGACCTCGAGGCTCTTGGCCGCGGCCGAAGACTGCGAACTGATCCAGGCCGAGAGCACCGGAGCGACGGCCGCGGCGAGCGGAGCCCAATCCGTCACGTTGCTCTTCGACTCAGGCTGCGGCCGAGACTGCGCCTGCTGCATGGCCTCGATGCGCGCGGTCAGGGCCGAAAGCTCGGCCCGGTGGCGCTCGGCCTCGACGGCGCGCTCGCGCTCGGCAAGCTGCTCACGCAGCCGCGTGTTCTCGCTGTTGAGCTTCTCGAGCATCGCCTTGCTCTCGGCGCGCATCGTCGCCAGTTCGCCCTTGAGGTCGGCGACCTGCCGCAGCGCGACCTCATCGGACGAGGTCGTCGCGCCCGGGGCCATCTGCGGCCTCTCCATGAGCGGACG